AAATTTCAGCAGTAGGTACAAATAGACCTTTTAAGCTATCAACAATAGTAGCTGAAGTAAATGGTTCTACGATACATGAACGACGGCCATCACGTGGTGCGCCTTCAGAATCAAGATAAGCTTGAGCTGACAAATATGTATATAGACCAGTAGGTGGTGTACCTGCTGTACCAACAATGTTTGCTGTGTTTAATGCAGCAGTTGTTGTACCGTCATAGTCAATCTTGTTGGCAATAGCTGCGACTGCTGGCTTCAAGATACGATCAGAGAACATATCTAGTGAAAGAGCTAAGTCTTGTGTAGTAAATTGTGTATCTACGTGGAACTGAGTTGAAAGCGTTACAGGTACTGAAGTTTCGTTCAAGTCCTCTACGTTCAAAGCTGGGCCAGTAGTACCAATGAAACGACCTGGTCTACGGACGTTTACTGTAGCACCAATTTTAGCACCAACAACCGCAAACTGGTCATCATAGTTGCGATCTACTTCGCTTGTAAATGTTAATTCATTCTCAAGAACCATTAACGCTTCGTTAGTGATTTTTGAGATGGTTAATAAAGTATTAGCCATTATATTTCTCCAAAAAAATTAGGTTTATCTAATCTTATTCGCCATTCGTGCGGCTTTCCATTGGGCATAAGAACCTTGAAATTCACCATTGGTGTCAATCAAAACATCATTACCAATCTTGCCACCATTTAACGGCCTAATAGGACTAGGTGCTGTACTTCTTGAAACAGATTCTTTATTAGCTTTGGCTTTTGGTTTATCCTCTTGCTCAAATCGTGCTTCCAGTTTGCCTATTTCTCTTAGAGCTTTCACTAACGGCATTTCTGTTAGTTTCTGTGCAAAATCTTCATTTGATGCTAAATGATATAAGAGTTGAGGCCCTACATCACTTTCTAAAATGCTATCTCGTATTTCGTTGCTAACAACTGTTGTACTTGATTGCACCATTTTATCAAAATCAGGCAGAGTATTTTTAGCTTTTGCAATCTTCTCATTCCAGTTATTTAAAACTTTATCTTGAGCTTTCTTTGCTTTACGCTGTACTTCTTCTGCATCTCTTTGCTTTAAAGCATTTTCAGCACTCCATTCAGCTAATGCTTCTGCATATTCAAAAGCATCATTAAATTGGTTAGCTTGTGGCTTTCCCTCAATAGGAGCCCTTACAGGTTCTTGTTGTGGTGTTGCCTTTGCTTCATACTCTTTAAGACGATTCTCTAATTCAACACTACGAGCTTCTGCTTCTTTAGCTCGTTGCGTTACTTTATCAAATCTTTTATTCAGCTTCTCTGACCGCTTTTCAGTAGTCTGTTCCGTATTAGCTTCTGCCTCTGCTTCGGGTTCACTCTGCTTGTTGCCTTTAGTTTTGTCTGATTCTTTCTTTACAGATTCAAACTCAACATCTATTGGCTCATCAGCTAAACCTAATCTTTCTGCATAAAAGGTGTGCGCTGTTTCACTTGTTACTACATTACTTGCTTCTTTCTCGGCCATGATTGCTCAAGCTCCTATGAAATTACTATATAAACTATTTAAAATTGTGTGTCAATTATTCTTTTGGTGCTTTAGGTACTTTTGTTTCTTTTAATACTTCTTTAATCTGTGCTTTATGTGCTTTTAACTCATCACGACTTAAATCAGAATAAGGGTTAGCTTTCTTAGGTGCTGACTGACCATTACGCCTTGCCATTTCGTTTGCTTTCCATTCTGCTATGTTACTGCTAGTTACGACTGCCATAATAACCTCCGATTAGATACATAAAATTAATGCTAGAACTTCAAAAAGATATAGGCTTTCAGTTTCGAGTGCTTTCCTATATTGCAATTATTTAGATTTTTTTATTTCATGTGGGTGATAACCAAATTCATAAGGAGAATCACCATTAGTAAATAAATGTTTAGCAGGTACTCGTTGTGAAATAACCCGATAATCACCGCCTAAAGGCCCTTCGCCATGTTCTCTTGCATAATTTTTACTAATAGTTACCCAATCACCTTTATTAATTTTTGTTTCTTTAGAAACATCTCTAGGTATTGCTCTATGTATTTCAACTGTTGCTTCTGGTTTATTTTTATAAGCATGAATTTTAGATAATAAGTTTTTATCTTCTTTAACATCTTCACCATGACCATAATAATAATAGGCTTTATTACCATAAACATCATCAGGATAAACGCCATTAGCAGTTAAGTCATGTAAAGGTGCGCCATTTTTTTCATTAGGCGATTCATGAGAACCTTTATAATCTTCCATCATATACCTCTCTCTACTGCTTCTGCTTCTGCTTCATGTAAACCTCTTACATCTATCTGAGCAAGTAAGAGGGCTAGTTGTGCTTTCATTGTTTCAATTTCTTTCTGTGTTTCTGTTTTGATAATCGTATCATGCGCTGTAGTGTCTGTACGCATTTGAGTATCATGTACTTTAGCAGCAATTTCCATCTGTGCTTTCTGTAGCATAGCTTTATCTTGTTGCTCTTTAACACTAGCACCGTATTGAATATCCATAGTCATTTGTTGAATCTGTTGTTGTAACTGTTGGATAGTTTGTTGTGATTGCGCTAATTGCATTTGTACTTGAGGTGGAATATTAGACTTCTCATCAATCTGCGCTAGTGGGTTAGCTGCTGCTAAACGATCTGCAACAATATCAGCACCAGGGAAGTCCATATTTCTAAATATTAAATCGCCAGCTTGTTGCATTAGACCAGGATCAGCTTGTAATAAACTCATCATGCTATCAACAGCTTCTTGGCGTTTAGATGAATAGCCTGGTCCAGTTTCCATCACAATATCGTATTGACCTACTGTTACATCATTTAATACCTTATCAACACCTTGCTCATCTTGACCTTGCTCATTGATTGTAACAAGCTCGCCTTTACCATCAGCACCAATAATACGCATAATGCGTTGTTTATCGTAAATGTGAGGTATTAAATCTAAGATGATTCTACCTGTTTGACGAATTGATCTAGTCAAATTGTCATAGTAGTGAAAGTTAGTCATATCGGTCTGTTGTTGCATACCATTCAGAGCTTTGCCTGATTGATTGCCGTTCGGTAGATTACTAGGGTCATATATCCCTATTACTGCCATTAGGTCAGAATTTAAACCTTGTAAAGCCGTTACCATTCCTGCTGGTGGTGGTTCTGGTTGAATCCTTGTAGGTACAGGCGCCATTCTGCCTTCAGAATCAGTCTGTTTATAGCGTAAGACAGGCATAGATTTTACGTTAGCTAAATTCCATTCTATCTCGTGGCCTTCATCTTGACCTTCAGCAAGTAAGTATTTAGCTTTAGGTGCTAGTGCGACTGATTCAGTCAGAGCTGTTGACCAGAAGTTATACATACGTTGTGGGTCTTTAGCCATACGTGTTAAGCCAAAGCGTTTCTTCTTACTATCTACAATTAACTGTTGTCCATATACAGGCACAATAGGAATAAATCTACCTGGCCAATCACGTTGTTCAAGTATTTGCATACCTGTTAGTTTGACCCATTTAATTTGCTTTCTAACTGTTTCACGTTCTGAAACTACGTAGATTCCTGCATCTTGTAAGATAGTTTCTTTAGGCTTTTCGTCTTTGTAACAAGTCGTGCCGTCTGATAACAGTAATAATTTGCTTTTAGTATATTCAGTATAGAAATACTCAGCGATACGTATATCTTCTTTAGTGATCCATTCTGATTGACTGTCACCTGTACCACGAGGGGTAAAGCCACCACCATCATCAGCACCAGGGTACATCTTACGGAATGTTTCTTTGCTTACTACTTCAGTAATTAGACACTTTTCAGCATCAGAACCATCAGGCTCATTAGAATTAGGATCAAAATAGACCATGAAAGCGTTTTCAATACGCTTAATGTAAATTTCTTGGTCAAAACTATCAGGACTAGGGAAGTCATGTATTACTCGCCAATATCCCCAACCCATACGAACAGCAAAAGAAAATGCGTTATCGTACGCAGCATCAGCATCAGATTGATTTTCAATGTGTCGGCATATACCTGTAATAATGTCAGCAATCTTTTCGTCTGATTCATCATTCATGCCATGCGCTTTCATGCGTGGGCGTTGTTGTCTTTGTTGGTTTTCTATCTGACGGCAATAAGCATCAATCTTGTTGATAGTGAGATAAGGTCTTGATTCAAGTAAACGTGAGTTTTGTATTTCAACTGGCCATTGATCGCCACCTGCAAACTTTAAATCATTTAAAGCTTCAACACGATTATTAGAATCAGCATCAGAGCAGAAACGTAAATATTCTTTGGCTTCATCAATGATGCCTGTATTATCTTCGTCTGCATACTCGCTTGAGTAAATGCCACCATTACCATCATTATTTATAGCCATATAAATCCTTTAAGACATCCAACTGCTTACATCATAATTCATAGGTTTGCGCTTAACAACTTTCTTTTCTTGTATCATAAGCCCAATATACCGAAAAGCGTCAGACCCGTGGCTGTACTGATCGTGTAATGGGCTTTTACTGAAAGCACCTGTTTCTGGATTTGTGTCATACCTGTAATGTCTTAGACAATCTAAGCCAGCAGTAGTATGTGTTTTATCAAAGTAGCATGAGCTAAATATAGTTCTAGCTGCGTTGATACTATCACTAATAGGTGTACGTTCAATAATTCTAACATTATAACCACTAGCTCTCACAATTTCTTCTAAACTACGACCATTAGATGAAATAGTACGATTTTGAGCATCATGCGGTAAGTATAACGTATCGTAAACATAACCAAAAGTTTGCATCTTGGCTAATATTTCGCTAATTGTAGTCTGATTAGTTTCATAGTAGCGAATAAGCCTTGTTTCCATGCCGATAAATTGCACAAACCAAACAGCCGTACTATCAGCCCAGCCAATATCAAACACAGCGATAACAGGCTTGACTGCATCATAAGGTACATTACATATACGATTATCTTGTTCGGCACGTTGCATCTCTTTAGCAAAGATAGCCCCATCAATGGTTGATCGTGTGTAGCCTTCCCACACGTTTTGATACGCTTCAAAATCTCTAGTGCGTAATGATTGTCTTTCTAAGTCTAATACTTCGGGGAACCAAGGATTGTCATTCCAATTAACTTTCTGCACTACAGCATTAGTAGGTGGGTCAATGACAAAGCGTTTGTATGTATAGTCAGAGGGTAACTCTGGGTTAAATGTTATCCATATCTCGCTGTCATTCTTACGGATTGTAGGTATAAGCACATCAAAAGAGGTTTGAGTTACGTTGTTTGCCTCTTCTACCCAACAATAATCTATACCTTCTATAGATTTTAGGCCATTAATATTGTTCTTGATACCTGCAAATATAAACTCAGTACCATTTAAGCCACGTATAGATGATTGTGTTATCTCATAATGAGCCTCAATGCCCATATCATAGATTTGATCTACTAATAGCTTGTGTACAGAATCTTTCATTGAGGTCATAAACTCACGACAACATAATATGCGTAATGTGTCTTTAATGCCTAAACATAATAAAGCTCGTGCTACTGAATGAGATTTACCTGCACCACGACCACCATATAAAACTCTGTATCTACTTTTCTTAGGTTCAAACAAACACTTTAGCTTAGATGGGAATTGTGGCCATACAAAGCCGTTACTATCCCTCGTTGTTTGCATGACCATCTACAAATACGATACCAATACCTTTAACTATCTCAGCACCATCTGGGCCACTAATCTCAGTAGCTTGAATAGCTTTGCCTTCCATTCTATCCATAATCTCTTTAACAGCCCAAGGTTCACGAGCCATAGCAGCTTGTATTAATCCCTCAGCAATAGATTGTTTCTGCTCTGGGTTTTGTATTAATAACTTGCGTATCTCATCAGTAAAGAACTTACCCTTCTTGGCATTTTGATTGCCAGGCTGTCCACCCTTAGAACCATTCGTGTCGATTTCTAAGTCTTTGTTTGTATTATCGTTTTGTATCGTATCTGACATATTGATAAGTATTACTTATTCATCTACTGGTTCAGCTTCTATTACTGCATCAGCTACAGGTTGTTGAGCTTGTGCTTGAGGTAATGCTTGCCCATGTAACTTAGCGATCAGTTGTGCTACTTCAGCATAAGCGTTACCTGATAAGCTCTTTAAGATAGCTTCTACTTCTGCAATTTCTAGTTCAAGTTTAATAGCCATTATTTTTTACCTTTCTTTGATGATTCTTTCTTTACTGAATATGCAATTGCAACTGCCTGCTTAGGTGGTTTGCCTGCTGCAAACTCAGTTTTAATGTTAGATTTAAACGCTTTATCGCTTTTAGATTTCTTTAAAGGCATAGTTATCTCCTATTCATTAATAAAACACACGTCCTGCCACGATAAAATTAAATACTTAACACCATCTTCGGTGTAAGGAAAGTATTTAAGATATTCTTCCGACTTATCATCATTCATTGTACCAAATCTGATTCTTGCCCCTACTTCAATAGGCATGGCTTCTCTGCGACCATTAGGAAGTTTTTTACCTGGACCTACTGCTACAACTTCGCCCATGTTCTCTACTTCTTTGTTATCAACATAAATAACGCTAGATAGTTCTCTGACATCAGGCTTTACAATTATTTTGTCGTGCATGGGTTTTATTTGCATTTGGCAGGCCTCCCACGCTTCTTAGGTGTTGGCTCAGTTTCACCAAAATTAACTACTAATTGGTTAATGATTGATTCGTACATGATGTTTTTAAGCACATACTCACCGCACCAGTCGTTAGGTGATTTATTCTTAGTTTCAGGATAGCGTTTACAACTGCCCATTTGATCCCCAAAAGAAAAAAATTTACAAGAATTGCAGTTGTTTGTATGATTCTGTTCAGCCACTCGTTTTCTCCGATTAAATGTAGTGGTTAGAGAGCCTACAAGTTTAAGCCTTGTAGTGTTCTCGTTTTAATTAAAAGTCTTTGCCGTAAGCAGAACGTGAATGGTTATAACAAGTGCCTTCTGTTTTACCTGTATTAAATTGTTTGTCAGCACCGATATTATCTTCTTTGCCTTCTACTACACCACCAACAATCTTACCTTTGCGCTCGCCTGACATATCTGCCTTGCTTGCACCTTTAGGAACTACTACGCCTTTTGCTGGAATGCCAGCCGTACTGTTTGGGTTTGCCATCTTAAAATCCTTTTAGCTAAAAAGTCTGCAAAATGCAGTTCTTAGATTGTAGTTTAACTATTTTTTGTGTCAAGTGCTTTAATTTTCTGCTTATATAATACTTTTACTGCTTTAATATCGTCAATAGTATATTTATTAGCCGTATGATTACTCTCTAGCCATTCTACTTCATCAAGTCCAATCTTTTTAACCAAATTGATCCTGTAGTTGATGATGTTGCCTGAGAGATGATTGTTGCAAGGAGCGCATTGCTTATGTACGTTAAATTCGTTGAATCGTAATTCTGGGTGTGAACCTGTGGTTTTGTAATGCCCACTGTGGTACTGACCTGTATGATGTCGCTGGCATGAAATACATGGGGCATCTTTATCTCTTAATCGTATATATTGGTTAAATATCGCCTGAGCTTCTTTAAGCCACTCGGCTTTTGTCTTGAGCTTGACCTTCAGCTCTTTAGTTTCCTTGCGTTCTGCCTTCACCCTGATCGTTTTGGAGTACTTATAAGCACATTCAGCAGAGCATACAGACTGTAAAGGTCTACAAGGTGTATATTTTACACGACATACCCTACATAGCTTAGTTTTTATTTTTTTAATGTCCATCAAAATAAAACCCATTCTCGGCTGCGTAACGCATACAGTTATCAAGGTACTCACCCATTTGTTTTGTAGATAATTTAGTTGTAGAAAGTAATTGTTTAGCCTCTACACCATCAAAGTCTACAATCTTATATAAATATTTAAACCTTAGAAGATCGTGAGTGAAGTCTTTGTCGTAGCCAAAGTGTTTACCAAACTCATCTACAAACTTCCAGTAAAAGTCATTCTGTAAGCCAGTACGAGTTATCTTTCTTAGCTTGGCAGACACTACATAACCCAATGAAAGGTCTAGCTCACTTAACTTTTTAATTAAATTAGGTAAGTTAGCAGG